TCCCAATCTTAAAAGCTCAACTGGAACCCCATCGCTACCACCATACCAAACAAATTTTGGATTATGCGCACTATCTTGAGTGTTTTGAAACCATATAGCAGTATCTGAAAATCCTATAGCACCTTTAGTTGTTGTATCATTCCATAATACAAATTTATCACCCAAAGAATTTAAATTAACATTCGATGGAGCGCCCCATCCACTATTATTTAATTTAAATATTATTGCCGGAGTATCAAGACTAGTTGTCGTGCCTAAAGTCAATAATATACCGCTACCAGGAATAGAAATGCTATCTCCAGATGTATGAGGAGATAAAACAGTTCCTGTTCTATCCCATAAATTTTCTGCTAAAACAGCAGTATCCACATAAGCGGTTGTGGCTACTTTAGTTGAATTATCACCGGTTGATTGAGTTGTAGCTGTAGTCCCATTTGGAAGCGCAGTACTTGTACTAAATAATCCAGTAGATGATGTTTGTACTATGCCATTAGCTGTATTTAAAGAACTAGCTCCAAGTGTACCTAGAATAGTAAGCTTAGCTCCTGTAATTGGGGTTGTCGTTCCAAAGCATGCTTGGTCTAATCCAGCATCTAATACAAATAGATTAGCATCTGCATCGCCTTCAAAACGAACATCTAAATCTATTCCTGTTTCATTCCATACAAACCCTAAAACATCTCCCAATCTTAAAAGCTCAACTGGAACCCCATCGCTACCACCATACCAAACAAATTTTGGATTATGCGCACTATCTTGAGTGTTTTGAAACCATATAGCAGTATCTGAAAATCCTATAGCGCCTTTAGTTGTTGTATCATTCCATAATACAAATTTATCACCCAAAGAATTTAAATTAACATTCGATGGAAGTCCCCATCCACTATTAGCTAAACTAAATGTAATTGCTGGAATATCAATACTAGTTGTTGTACCCAACGTCAATAATATACCGCTACCAGGAATAGAAATGCTATCACCAGAATTATGCGGTGATAATACAGTACCAGTCCTGTCCCATAAATCCTCTACAAGAACAGCAGCATGCACGAATGCGGTAGTAGCTATTTTAGTACTATTATCTCCTGCTGATTGCGTAGTAGCAGTGGTTCCATTTGGAAGGGCTGTACTAGTTGAAAATACACCAGCTCCACTAGTAGTAACGATTCCATTTGCAGTATTTAATGCTGGTATTTTTAATAATCTTGTAGAAGATATAGGATATAAATAAGTTAAATCATCTCCCCATAAAGCTTCATCACCCTCTATAGTCCAATTAGTTCCATTCCAAAATATTTCTTGTCCGGCTAAAAAACTCTGTCCTGTATTTGTTTTTGATGGATTATTATCTGTTACATTTGTACCTATTCTATATGTAGATCCTAAATAAACTAAGGCTATAGTTGGGAAATCAATTGCAATATTAATTACTGGATATGGTTGTGGTAAATATACCCATTTATCATCCGCCCTGAATTGATATGCTTTTAATATACTATTGTAATAGAAAGTACCATTATCGGTTGATGGTGGCGTAGTTTGTGGTGTAAGTATTAAACCAGTTGGATCAATTGCTCCATCTACAGTTAATTTACCACCAATAGAAACATTATCATCGACATAATGGGTTGTTAAAGTATTACCAACTCTATCCCAATAATCTTCTTTGGTAAAAGTGTTCAATTCAGCATTTGATATAATACAATGTAATTTTGTATATTGACCTATTTCATTAATATTACTTTGTTCAATACCAACTATTTTTAATTGATTTCCAGTTCCTATCGTAGATGCATCAAGTTCCATTCCTGAAATACCAGTATAAATATTACCACTTCCCACATATATATCCGCCTCCTTTCCAACATCAGTAGCAGTAAATATACCACGGCATTGTATGGAAATTAAAACCAATGGATCTATAACCACCTCAACTATTCTTTTAGTATTTGCTTTTCTATATTGATTGAAAAATCTATCAACCGCAAAACCAACTACTACGCCAAGAATTGTTTCTCCAGCCGCAGCCTGAGTTACTATTGGATACTCATTTCCAAATTCATCCGTAGTCATAGCATGTGTTAATTTAACAAAATCGCCAATGAATAAACTAATCGGGTCTGAATCTGACGTCATGAATTTTGTTGTCTTTTCTTCAAATCTAGAAGAAGGTAGGGTATTAACAATTCTAGCCCCATATACATCATTTGTGTTAGCCATCGTATTTCCTCTTATTATAATTCAGCATCAGCGGTCCAATGACCACTAACATTGTTTGCAGTTCCAGCGCCTATTGTTGGATATCCAGTTGAACATGCTCCCTCATTTACATTACCAGTTACAACTATATCACCAGCTGATGCATCTGTAATATTTCCACTTGTTCCGGCAGATGAATACCATGTAATTGTTGGCGTATCTCTTTTAGTTACAGCAAAATTATTTTGTAATCCTATAAGATTAGTATTAGCAGCGACTGGCATTATTGATGAACTTATTCCGACAGGAGTTGCAGTCCCAGGATCAACTCCTTGATTATAACTTTTTTCATAATATCTCTGACAATTAAATAAAGTTAGAGAATAATTTCCACTAGAAGTAAATTGATAATTAGTTCGATCACCTTTCCCTATAGAAATTAAATCAATCCAAAAAAAATTTAGTGCATCATCACAAAAATTTTCTTGATTATTAGTAGATAAATAATTTCCTGTTAACCATGTTCCTGTAGTATTAGTTAAATCTCTATAATTATTTCCAGTTGCTAAAGTGATCGCAATATCAAATCCAACTCCATTAGTAAAATTCCATGTACCAGTAACTGGAATTTTTGGAATATTAACACTAACCCATTGCCAAACCATAGGAACCAAAATATCTACTTCAAATAAACATGAACGATCTAATCCAGCATTTCTTATAGATAAACAATGAACGCCAATCCTAGTAGACATTACATATAATCCAAGCCAAAGCCCAGAAGGAAAATTAGAAAATACTTTTAAATCATAACCCTCTATTTTTGTATTTATATAACAATAGTCTGTTGCTATTATAGAATTATCAGCAGTTGTACAATCAATTAACATTGAATAACTAGGTTGAAATTCTTCCGTTACAGAAGCAACTGGAGCAGCTGTATTTTTACTTATGTCATGAACCATTGTTCCCGATTTATGATATTGAAATCTATCAGCTGTATAAGAACTATCAGATACCGAAATAAAAGATGTTCCTCTTTGCCATGGATTATAATCAAAATCTCCACCTATAATTAAATTATCTGAAATTTTACTCATATTATTTTACCTTTATTAATATTCTGCCAACAATTGTAGGCTGTACATTATTATGAGGAACATCATCCCCTTTATCTCCAGTAGATGCAGAATCAGTATTATGCCAACATGGAGTATCACCACCAGTTTGTTTCCAAAAATCATCATATGTTGTATATGAATGATGATGCTCAGCCAACTCAGCAACTGTTAATTGATGTTTTAATTCCCCCAATGATTGACCAAAATAAAATTTAGATGTTGGATAGCCACTTGCTTTTATTGTTCCAGTAGCTGGAGTAGTTGCTATATCAGTAGGTAAAGTATAAGTAAATTTGTTTACCGCTGGGGTTGATGCAACTTCCCAAAAACCATTGTAATCCGTCTGAGTAGCACCTTCAATTTTAATCCATTGACCAACCGTGAAAGCATGATTAACAGATGTTTGAACAGTGGCGGTGTAATCAATTCTAGTTAATGAAGTAACAGAATATTCAGTATAAGTACCCATTACTCCAGCTATAACAGCATCAGCAGCCTTTGGTATATTAAATGTTGTTGTGCCATTACCTGCGCCATAGTCAGTACCAACTAATGCAAAATATGCGGAATAATCCGTGCGACTTATCGCTCTGCCATCAGCTACTAAATATGCTGGCGGCATATCACCACTATCATAACCAAGTAATAAGAAACTACCAAGAGAACCAGATCCTCCTTCGCCTACACTATCTCCAATCTTATACCATCCATTAACCGTAGATAGAAGAGTTATACTTTCTCCAGCAGCATGTAATGAAACAGGAATATTATAATCATCAATTTTTTCAGTTCCATATGGCGTAATTATTCCACTAAAAGTTGAAGTTCCAACTTTTTTAAATGTTATCTCAAAACCATCACCAATATTTGCTAATGTTGGTAATAAAATAGGTATATCAACAGTTGATGGTTGTACACGATAAAAATATCTAGGAGGAAATGGGATTATTCCAGTTAAATTGCCTAATGTGCTATTTGTAATAATTGGTTGTATTTTAATTTTAGTACTATCTTGTAGTATATTCCAATTTGAACCATCGCATATTAATGTTACCGCCTCCCCTTTATTAGTAATTAGTAATTGAGATAAACCATCTATAGTTTGGCCCGTATATGGTTTTATAGTAATAGCATTAGATGAAATATTTATCTTCTTTATACTTATAATATATCCATTTTTTGAAATAACTGCTTCTGTTAACTGTATATAAAATGCTGTTGATGTAGTATTGCATAATAAAGTCTTACCTCTATCAGTAAGAAGAACATCATAATTAGAATTTAATGTTTTTGTACTAGTATCAGTAGCATTAAGTTGAGTAATAGTTGCTATTAATCCAGTCCAATCTAACTGGTTATATTCTTCTATATGGTCAACAGACCATGTTGGATCAGTTAATGGATTAGCAGAAGGAGCAGCTAATATTAATTTATAAGCTCCCTGTAGCCATACGTCAGCCATACCACCAGCATTTAAAATAACAGGATTAGTATTTGGTGTTTCTGCCTTATCTTTATATGTAACTTTTAATGTAGAAGTACCAGCGGCATAACTCCATAATTTATAACCAGGATATGGGTTACCTTCTGCATCAAGGGGCTGAAACTTAGGTAATTTAGCTAGGGTTGACATTTATTTTAATCCTCTTCTAAAATATTTTCTTTTTCAATATTAATTTTATTTGCCTCAGGTTCTTCTTCTCCCTCTATTACAGATGGAGTTTTGGGAACATAAGCATGCATACTTGGTTGCAATACCGATGCTGAAATATTTGTTAAAAAATTATTGGTTATTCTCCTTGTTGATTCATATGCTTTTTGTGATGGAATTTTCCCTCTATTTGATAACATTCTTGATATAAGTAAATTAGCTGCTATCTGACGAGAATTAATAAATGAATTGCCAATTTTTGTAAAAAATCCAATTACACTTGATACTATTGGATTTAATGCATGATGACCAACAAATCTACCTTCCTTTAAAGCTTCTCGTTGCAACTCAGATGTTGTTTTTTTTATTTCTGATACACCCTTTAAAATATCTCCATCTGATTTATTAGACCAGTGATCTAAGGTTTTAATAAAACTTTCATATTTATTAAATAAAGCATCATCAGCAAATAATTTTTTATAAATATGTGGTCTATCATTAAAATCTTGGATGAGTCTATTAGGTATCAAAGTTGGAATACCATTTATATTTTGATAAGATTTACTTACAATATCTGCCAATCCCCCGGCTCTTAAATTATCCCATAGTTCTAATCCACGTGGATTTATAGATGTTTCTTTTCCTTTTTTTGTTAAAAATTCTTCTTTTGTTGGTATATTATATTTAAGCGCTGTTTCAATTCTATTTAAATTTTCTAATGGCTGAACTCCGCCAAAAATTCTCCTAACTAATGCTTCATATGGTAAAACTGTAGTTAACCTATCCTTCATTGCTATTGCACTTTCAACAATATCTCTTTGTCCAAATACATCATCTAAATGCAATCTAGCTTGTCTTGCAGAATCAAATAATTCTTTTGCAGTGTTAGTAACATCATCAGCAATATAATCTATAGTTTTATATGCCATATTTCGTAACATTATTATAGAAGCATGAGTATTATTATTGGCATATGTTTTTGGTAAAGTACGCCCATATTTATTTAATTCAGTTATAAGTCCGGTTAATTCTGAAACAGTTGTAAAAGGAGTAGGGATTTTAGTTCTATTAGCTTGAATAAGTGGTTGACCGGCAATATTAACTAATTTACCAGGTTCATCCTCTCTTGGGTTTAATCTATTGCGCATTTCTTGTATAAATCCATTAATTTTTTCATTAAATGTTGGATTAAATCCTTGTTCATTTATAATTTTCATAGTTTCAGAAAATTCTTTTAATGGAAGATTTATCTCCGCTCCAGCAGTACTAGAAATTTTTCCATAAGCATCATTGATTATTCCATGCGCATCATCTTCATGATTTATTAAAAAATCCTGAATATTTTTCCCTAATGTTATCTTCTCTTCTTGACTAAATGGAAATTTTCCTATTTTACCTATTGTATGTATAAAATCTTGAGATGCAGAAAATATATTTTTAGATATATTTTGATATATTTCTCGAAATTTTTCAGATGTTTCCAATAGTTTAGTTTCTCTTTGTTGAACTGCTGGAATACGTGTTATTGCTCCAGCAGTTATTTGTCCTATCCCAGATTGTACGGCCTGCATTGCCCTTTGCGGGGCTCCTTGTAATTGACTTTCATTTTCAATTCCTATTTTTTTAGCCGCATACCAAAATTTTGCTGCATCAATATCATAATCTAATTTACTTTTTAATTTATTTGCGAAATCTCCCATTACATTAATTGATGATGCTATTTTATCTACAGTATATTTTAATCCAGCTTGCACTTTGGGAGTAATTTTCATAACTCCATATTCTACAGTTGGCGCAAACATTCTACCGGCTACTCCAAATATCGTTCCCCAACCTGCTCCTGCCTCAAACTTTGTTGCTCTATCCTCTCCCACATCTATTGGTGATAATGCAGATAATGCCCCAGCCACTGCTCCGCCTTTTAATCCAGCAGCAGCAAGACCCCCTAATTTAGGAGATGATTTTATTACTTGACTAACTATTTTGGCGGCCATTGGAATCTTCATTCCTAATTCAATACCTTTTAAAATTCTTCCTGCTGGAATCATAGCTCCCGCAAATTCTCCTGCTGTAGCATAATAACTATGAGCTCTTGTTAATTGATCATATGTTCGTCTTTGATCAGAAATCATATGATCAAATTTTTCAGATGTATCATGTCCAACAAAACCATGTTCAGACAATCCATGAATCATCATCTGAGATATTCCATCAACTGGATCTAAAATTGATTTTGCAGCACCCTCAAAAAAACCTCTGATCCTTCCATATGGTTGGCCAAGGGTTTTTTCAGAAAAAATATCTTTATAATCATTAGAACGCATTTCTTGTATATCTTTAATAGAATCAGCCGTCATACTTCTTAATGATTCAGGATCAGATCCGGGTTCCACAATATCATTTGGAATAACTGGAGTTTTACCAGTAGGGCCAAGATCTGGAGTTGCATTATTTATTGGTGCATTTATTATTATATTATTTTTATTCATAATTTTATTGTTCTCCAGTAATTTTTATCCAATTTTTTAATGCATCCAATCTAGTTTTTCCTGGATTTTTCTTTATAAATGCTTTAATATATGATTTTCTACTTTGTTCCTGACCATTAATAAATGCCGTTTCATTATCAATAGCAGCGATTCCAGTACCATTTTTAATATGTTCATTTAATTTTCTAAGATCATATACTTTCCATAAACCACGTGTATTAGGATCAATTTTACCATTTTTAGTAAATGTAGGATGTGCTCCTTTAATTGCACTCCATGATGACAAGATAGTTCCAGTAGTATGAAAACCTTGTGCTTCAGCAAATGGTAAAAAATCATTATAAAGTTCCGCAACATCCATTTGACTCTCCAGAATACTTCTTACAGTATTTTTTGCAGCCATTGGTTTTCTTTCCAGGCTAGGCTTTGATGCCATTAGAGCAGTTAATAAAGCCTTAGTTCCTCTACTTGCTCCGGGAACCGTTGCTAATCTTTCTATAACAAGATTGTTATATAACATACTTAATTCATTTGCTTCATCTTTTGTTAAATAAGAAAAATTTCCAACAAATACACCATGGGAATCAGTATTTTTATTTATTAAATATAAAATTCTACTTGTATCATTTATAATTGTTTGAGCGGCTTCAGATCGTTTTCTCAAATCGGGTTTAAATTCTTCACTATACTCTTTTGTTTCATATTCATTGAATTTTTGCTCAACACCACCATCTGATTTAGAAAAAGATACTTTTACACCAGTTCCAGGTATAGTAATTTCAGCACCAGTGCTAAGCTTATCATTCATAGCACTCTTAGTTAAATCAGAATATTGTTTGCTTTGAATTGCAAAACCATTAACAGTATCTTTAATAATTTTTATATTATCTAATGTGCATTTTTCAGGGACTTTAATTCCTGCGCGTAAATATGCTGGAGCATATATATTATTCCAATTATCCATAAATTTACCTGTTTGGTCTTGAGATGCCGCCCATGAAATATTCCCAACATATTCATTTCTTTTTTGAATATAATCCATTTGCTTTGTAGCATTTTCTATTGGCTGCATATTTATCCTACCAAGAGTTTCTTTCATACTTATCTGATCTCTCGCCATTCTTGTCTGCATTTCCATTAATCTAGCCTGATTCATTACTGGCATATAAGCCGTTTCTACAGTAGCTTTTTTTGTTTGTGCCGTTTGTAAGGCAATTTGACTTACAGCTTTTTGCTGATTTAATTTCAATTCCTGTTCTTTACGCATAGCCTCTTGCTGAGCGCGCGCTTGTTCTTGAGCTACTTTAATTCCAGATAGAATATCTGTAGCAAGGTTTAATGGTTTTGGTGCTTCTATATCACCTAATAATCCAAAATTTACTGGCATATTTCACCTCTTATTAAAGTCCACCTAATAATCCACCTTCTCCTGCTCCTGCCCCAGCCGCAGCAGTACCTGAAGAACCAAAAAGTTTTTTGCCAAGCATTCCACCTATTGGGCCACCTAATATAGTACCACCAGCCATAGCTAAATCACCTATTAATGATCTCATAGTGCCAATATCTGACATTTCACCTTGTGCTCTAAGTTTAGCTGCTTCTAACATAGCATTAGCCGATGTGGCGCCTTGCTCTTCAAAACTTCTACCAGTAAGTTGTCCAGTAGCTATATCATAACCACCAATAGTTGTACCAGCCCCTACAGTTTCAGCTTGAGCCTGAGAAGACAATTTAGAACCTAATTCAGTAAGACCAGCTAATCGCTGTTGCCAATTACCATATTCTTGTTCAGCCATTACTTGTCCATAAGAAGTCAATTCTTTCAATAAACCACCTGATAATGCACCACCACCAGCAGCTGCAGCAGCCATTCTAGCCTTTTGCCCTTGCTCTAATGCAAATTGATATCCAGGAGATTGATGAAACATCTCTAACACATCAGAATATTTAGCAGACGATGGCAATCCCATTGATGCCTTATATACATCTAATGATTCCTCACCAGCTTTTCGATATGGAGAAGTATAACCAATTCCTTGCTCTAGATATTTACTAACATCTGTTTTACCTTCCCGTAGATAATCAGAATAAGCACCACGTTCTTTTTCAGCATATTTGCCATATTCCTTACCAGCTTCTTCTGCTGATTTAGCCGCTTTCTCATATACTTCTGAACCACCACCGAATAAGCCTTTTAGAATTGACATAGATTCCTCATCATTAAATAATTAAATTTTATTCCCAAACTATTGCTTCTAATATAGATATCCCATTAGTAATTAAAGTAATTAAATTATCAATATTTGATTTTTCTAATATAGTTGCCGCATCATCATAATTTTCGTTTAATTTAATATCTTGTAAAAAATTTAGACTTATTCGACAATGCATTATTTGTGTCACTAAATTATTCTTTACCGTTTCTAATTCAATGATATATGTATCTGGTCGTGACATAATTACCTCACAAAATTGAATATGTTATTGAAAAAGCCCTAAAACCAGAACTACCGGCTCCAGAAAAATTTCCAACTCCATTGTAAATCTGCATTACACCTGTTGTATTAATTATTATTAATGAATCATTACTAGCATCAGCTCCATTATTTACCGTTCTAGGAGCAAATAAATGCAAAGTTACGGTTGGTCTATAAGCAACTGGTAAAGCACCAGTAGTTATAAATGATGCAGTTGTAGCAGTATCTAAAAGTTGGGGGATTCTTAAAGTTACCGTATATCCAATAATCTCAACCTTTATTGTAGTAAATATTCCTAAAAACCAAATACCACTGAATCCCATATTTATATTTTGATAATTATATTTTGATAAAGTTGCTTCATTATTTATAATCGCTCCTAACTGTTTAGATACACCAGTTGCACGAACAATTGAAAAATAATTATTCCCACTGTCATCAAATACTTTTAATTCTGTACCACTCCAATCAAATACTTTTTTACCTGTTGCCTCATATAATAAACGATTATTATGATCTACAGATAATTTTGGTATTAAATTATCATCTTGTAAACTAACTGCGGTTCTTCCACTAGCATCTCTTTTTACGATTGTACTTATTGTATTTAAAGCTGTTGCAGCAAGATAAGCACTATATGCTGTATTCCAATTGGTTTCTTGTGTTGTGGTTGGAATTATATATCCAGTGGTTAAACTTAATATCCCCGTTCCCGATGTATAAGTTAATCCACTAACAGTACAAGTTATCGATGCTCTAGCTCTAGCATCAGTATAATATAAATTAGTATTCTCAGAAACGGCACTTGTATCTAATGTCTGCCATGTATTATCACCACGTAAATAATCATTAATTGTTCCAACTCCTGGTGATATCATTTTATTATTAAATGTATTCCAATCTACACTACTTAAATAACCATCATGTGTTGCGTCAGATTTCTGTACTTGTATTGAAGTTCCAGGACCAATAACACAATTAGTACCCCCATTAACAGTCAATACATGAGATACCGCTTCAGTTAAATTTCCTACCGTTGTAGGTCCAAATTTATTATTAAATGTATTCCAATCCGCAGAACTTAAATAACCATCAGTAGCTACACCTGATTTTGTTATACCTATAGAACCAGTATTAACATTATATGTAATTGGCGCAGAATTATGTAAAGCAGATCTTGCACGTGCATCAGTAAAATATAAATTACCATTTTCTATAACAGCAGATGTATCTAATGTATGCCAGGTTTTATCACCACGTAAATAATCATTAATTGTTCCAGGACCAAAACTATTTTCTTTACTATCTAACTGTGTTTGGACAGTGACATTAGTATGAATATGAACCAATGTATTTAATTCTTGTATGCTAGCCTCTAAACCATTTAAGTCAGCAATACCACTATTAAATCCACCGGTTCGTTTCCACATTATCCAATTCCATTGAGCTTGCTGAGATGAATTCATATCACGCACTGGTGGTTGTAATGTTCCGGAATCAAATGTAACACCAGTTATAGCTCTGAATTGGAAATCTTCAATAGGTTTAATCATATTAGGTTTCCTCCATTTCAATATCTGCTTTAGCTCCTAATATCACCCATTTTACTGGATCAGATACTCTAACTCTAAAAGTCCAATTATATGACTGACCTAATGATGTCCATATAGCTCTACGTCTATACTCACCAATCTTTCCAGCACTTCTCCACATTTCGCTACTCCATGAATGGCCTCCATCTTTAGAATATTGAAGCATTATTTGTGGATCATAATTATGGTCATCCTCATCACCACCACCACTTTCAACATCAATCTGTAAATTATAAAAAGAAGTTCTCAATAATTTTGCCTGGATATGCCGCATGGTTCTTTCGCGAACGATACCAACACCATTCTCGGTTCGAGTGTCTTCATTTAAATAATAAAGATTACCACTCGCAAAATCGCCAATTACATGTAAACCATCTATAAATGCATAAGCATTTCCTCTAAATCTTCCTTGTCTAGAAATATTACCAGTTGGAGTTTCAGTCACCAATGTAGATGACCACTTACTCCACATTCCTGTAGATAAATTATAAGCCCATGTGGCATCTGCAGTAGGAAATGTAATTACATAAAAGAATTGACCACGATATTGAAATGAAAAAGCCCATGCATCTTCGATCACATCATATCTCGATATAATTCCTGTTATAGCCGGAGTCGATATAACTATAGCATTATAACCTTGTGCCATAACTACAAGACTATCCCCATACTTATTCAATGCTAGCCAAATAACTGCATTATCTTGTGTTGTCACCACAGAATGAGCAGCAGCACAACCATACTCAATTGTTAATCCTGTTCTAGGACGAAAAGTAGTAGTTGCTTGGCCAGTATCATAAAATAATTCAGTAGTAGCACGATTGAATATCCATAATTCCTCATGAATTACAAGCATACTAACTAAATTCTCTGCATAAGAACCACTAGTATTAAAATTGGTAGCAGGTATTGACGTAAAATCATAATTATCAGTCCAAAAAAACTTAAATGTTCCTTTGACTGGATAAAGGCCATATCCATCAAGATAAACCAATATTTCTGGTGGAATAAAATCTTGAAATGGTTTATCAGGTGTAGGAGTTTTTGGTATTATTGTAAATTCATTAGCTAATTCTGACGAAATTGCTGAAACACGATATTTATAAGCATAACCATCTGATCCATCTATAATCATCATCTGATATCCATTATCAATTATTTTAACTCTACCAATACTCGTATTTAAAATACCAAGTTGTTCTCTTGTTCCAGTTATACTAATACGATAAAATTTATTGTCTATTACAGCATACAAACTATTATTTTTTTCATACAAACATCTCACTGATCTTTGATCGCCAATTTGTGGAGAAAACATTAATAAACCAGGGAATGGATAAAGGGCGACAGGAAACTTCCCATTTTTATCAATAATAGGAAACCAGTTAATTAGGGTCTGCGCATCTAAATTTAATGAGAACTCTTGATACGCATCTCCTACTATAGGAAGAACTTGATTCTTTATCATAATTATCTAAACATACTTTGATCAGCAGCAGGTTGCACATATACTGATCCAGATTCATTATCAAAACCTTCCATTTTCTTTAATAATTCATCAGCCAATGGTTTTAATCTATCAAGTGTCGTTAGTTTTCCATACCTAGGAGCCAATCTAACAGCCAATTGATAAATTATTGCCTCAGACCATTCATTAGGAAAATCTTGTTTATCTAATGTATTTTCAAATATTTCTATCTGCCGATCATAAGTAAAATTTACCTTATATTCTGCATCAGTACTTGCGGTTGGCCATATATATAAATAACCGAATGTACTTTTTGGTTGATAATTTAATGAAACAGGAGTTGATTGGACAAGTTTGTTTGGTTGTTCCGTCCATTGTTTATGAGACATTAACCACATTGGCGTATCTATCAAACTGGTATTTTGTCTTCTTCCCTCATATACATTTAATGGTTTTTCAATTTTATACGTATATGAATAAACATATGCATTGTTTGATGCCGCAGTTGTTAGTGCATCATTTAATTCAATATGGGTAGTATCTGGTTTTGACTTAACAGTAGACCACTGATAATTATTACCATTAACTACTACGGCAATAAAATCATTTACAGAGACCTCACTACTAGTATCTACTGCAATTATAGTTGTCCCAATAGCAGCAACTGCAGTTAATTGAGTGGTATTAAAATTTTCAGTAGCATGAGCATAAATCGTTACATCAGAACCATCTACCGTATCACCGAGAATAAATCTATTTTGACCAGCATTTAGGAATAGTGTTGCTTCATTTTTTTGAAATAATCGTGTCCCATTCGCCTCTAATGCTTTAATCATAGCATTTAATGCATCCAACGCCACTTTGATATCACCATCATCTATAGTTTCAGTAGACATGGTACCTATCACGCCAATAATTTGAAATGCTTGGCGGATAATATCATAAGCACTAAAATTATTATAAAACCTAGTTGGATCTGTCATATTAATCATCCACAAATTTATCTAACGGTTCTGGTCTTGGAATAGCAACTGGCTTCATATCTGGAACACCACGCACAAAATCCTGTGGATGTCGTGGCTCCCATTCATCACTTTTTACAAATTTACCATCCCAAGTTATTTGACATGAGCTAGCTTTAACTTTAAATCCAGTCATATCACAGATAACATTATAATCACCTTTGATATACCTATTTCTACGCATATCATTCCCCTATTAATAATTAAAAAATTGGATTTTTTATCTTTTTGTAAACCGTTAAAATAATAGTTCCAACATCAGCAGCACCAAGACCAATAGTCGTCATTAAAATATCACCTGTTTTACCAGTACCAGAATTATTTATAATTCCACCAAACCATTCGAAACAATGCTTAAATGGATATTTATCCAATAAATTCATAATGAAAACGTCCGCAGTAGCATCCCAATTTAAATTAGCTGTAAAACCATTCAATGCATATTCAAGTTTCATCAATTTATTATTAATTGAATTATGTGTATAAGATGATGCATCATACAAAACATAATTAGTTTCTTCTCCGCTACCATCTCCTACAATAGTAATCTTAACTACAGTCTTTCTAATATCATCTACTAATGTTTGTTTAGTGATAGTATTTGCCATAATTTTCTCCTAATAAAAGAGGGAAGATATATTCCTCCCTCTTTTAGATATAAATTATAATGCAGCAATAGTTGCACCTGCAGCTAGACGACGGAATTTGACATAAATATCAATTTCCCCAGCACCCGTGCAATCAGTCACAGTGGCATGAACTTGTAATTTCTTACCCGTTTCAATAACTGTATGTTCACCAGTTACCGAAACACCATTCATATCAACAGTTTTACTTGCACCTAAATTAGCTACCGTCTCTACAAAGAAATTAAGTTCACCACGAGCATTATTAGATTTAAGTTCAAAATTAGTTGCAGCTGCTAAACCAGTACCATCAGTTTTAACTACAACATCTTCTATAAGTAATTCGCCACCACTTGATACACCAGTAATATCAACTGCAGCTGATTCTAAAATTGCACTTGATACCATAGTTTTTTTGATGATAAATGTAGTACCAATGGCGCCTAATACAGAACCAGAACCATAAACTAATGCAGAACCATTAGAACCAATTGCATCAATGATAGATTTACTTGCTGCCAAAGCCGTTCCTAACGCTGTACTACCAGAAGCTATAAAAGTAGCCAATGATCCAGCAGTTGGAGTAGCACTTAATGTCGCAGAATCAATTTTATCACTTTGATCAGAAGCATTTGATGCATTGCCATCAATTGTAGTTAAAGCCCCAGCATCTGGAAGCACATCGGTAACTGCTTTGATTGCTGTAACTTCACCACTCATCGTAGTTAATGCGCCAGCATCTGGTAATACATCAGTAACCGCCTTGATTGCCGTAACTTCACCACTCATAGTAGTAAGAGCACCAGCATCAGGAAGAACATCAGTAACTGCTTTAATCGCAGTAACCTCACCAGACATAGTAGTCAATGCGCCAGCATCAGGAATAGCATTTGTTACAGCTAGAATTGATGCAATATCAGTGCCAACCGGATTAGTTCCTGAAATTAATGATTGATGAATAATCGCAATTTTATCCGATGCTTCTACATTAGCCCCAAAAGCATTAACAGTAAAAGTTCCGGTCGCAGTTACATAATTAGTAATTTGACGTATTTGAGTTTCAGGAGCAGCACCATGGCTATTAGCATTAACAATTACCTGCATGTAATATTTAGTATTAAAGAAATCTTCTCCATATCCAGATAAATCAGCTGCCACAATAGTTGTTGCAGACGCACCCATTCCTGCATCACAAGTACCTACTTTATAAAAATCACCCTGTGGTGAAGCTAGAGATGCCTGAATAAATTCTAAACGTTCCAATACTGATCCATCAGCACTTCCAACAGTAGGAGTAGAATCATAACCAGTACGTAACATATCATCTAAACAAGAATTTGCCGCATCTGGAATACCAATCATTGTTTCTAAACTTTTAAAATTAGTACGAGCTGACGGGTCACCAATATCAGTTTGTATATCATCTATTTTACCTTCTATTGTTCCTGAACCAACAGTTCCTATAGGATCTCCTCCTTGTCCATCAATGTTATAACCAAGACAATCATTATCCCAATTTAATTTACCAACACTAGATACAAAAGTAGTACCAGAAGCAATTCTTATATCAATATTCTTTGCCATACCAGAAGTATTGGCACCAATAACCATACCTGGTTTTGGACCAGCATTTAAATTACGAACATATATTGATTCTAATCTAGAATCTAAATTATCTCCTAAAACAATAGGAGCTGATGAAAAATCACCATAAATATCGATATTTAATAAACTATTTGATATTCCAGTAACAGCAATACCACTTACTTTCTGAATAGTTAATGGAGCACCACCCTCATAATACATCCATCCATCAATAGTTAAGGTATTAGCACTAGTGGCTGTAATTTGATTTACAGTAGAAACGCCAGTTTCATCAGTATAAAATCCATTCAAAATACTTACAAAAGTTTTACCGGCAATTTGAATAGCAGAAAGTAAACCATTTTTAGCACCTAAGAACCATGGATTAATTAATGTAACCGAATTAGCACTAATTACCAAACTAGCATTGACAGAAGTTACAAATTGAATTCTTCCCCTATCATGCCCAAATCCTAAAAATAATATAGTAACACCAATAGTATCAATTGTTAAACCACCAGCACTATTTACAACTTCTATATGACCAGCAGCAACAATAATTAAATCATCATTATAATCTTTACAAAGTCCATTAGCATATTGAATGGTCGCTAATGGTTTAGTAAATGAACCAACATTGCCATCCGATCCTTTAGTTGAATCGACCCAAAATACATTACTATATTTAGACTGGGTTAAAATTAACGGTAAATCTCTAATGGTTATACCATTCGCAAAACCATGTGGATAATTTGAAATAGGCATTTTAAATTCCTCAAATAATTAAAAAAAAACAAAGACAGCACCAAATTATTATGATGCTGTCTCATATTTATTAAGCACCAGCACCTTGTGAACCAAACACACCACGCCAATCAGTACAACCAACAGAATAACGTTCCGTTGACTTAAACTTACCGTTTTCAGTATCGAAATCATTATCTTGTTCAAATTGATTTTCCCGACGTTGGAATAGTTTCATTCCATCTGGACAATTAGTTTTGATATACCATGCATCAGGATCATCTAAATAGTGATTTAATGCCCAACCTTGTGAGAGTTTACCCATTTGGTACATAGCATTAATATCACGTTCCGCTGTTCCTGGACGCTCTGGATTACCCAAAATTCTCTGTGCTTCGAATTGTAATTGAATTGGAACAATTAATTTCATTCCCATGATATTTATTTTCTTACCACGGTCATCAACTAATGAACCAATTTTAATTAACGCCTCTTCTAATGCTGCTTCTGATAAATCAGTATCAACATCTAAAGCGTTTGAACCATATCCACCACCTGACAGTGGATGTTGATTACTAATCATACAAACACCATCACCGCCAAGATGTGAATTACTAAAAGCATTATTTAGTACATTAGCAGCAACGATTTCTTTAGTTTGATTTGCAGAAAATGCAAGTTGTTTAGTTCTTTGTGCACCAAATTGCGGATAAAGAACATCTTCCATTTCTTCACGTGTAATTATATAACCCAATGCCCAAACAACATGGGTATATCGAGTGATATAGGATTGCTTCATTGAATCATATTCAATTGCTCCGCCACTTACCTTTTCTTTGAATAGACCTGTTCCCGTCAAACCGACATCTTCTTCATAATTTTTATCTGAAGTATGTTTGTCGAGAAATTCTGTCCATTCAACTACATGCTGATTATATGTCATTCCATACAATGCATTTAAACCAGGCCACAGTAGTTTAGGAGTAGAACCTGTATTGATTATTCCAGCCATATATTATTCCTCCTATACGCCAGTAGTTGATTTAAATTCATGCTCATTAATCATGCATATATACTTAGTATAAGTAGTAGTCATTGCATTTTGGAGAGCAGGAACAGTTGCGATAACACGGATCTGAGCAGTACCACTCGCTAAAGTAGCACTAAGATACATGCCAGACATGCTAGTAATTGTATTACCAGCACCAACAACGATATCACCATTTTTGCCAATATCTGTTGCAGCACTAGTTCCATCACGTTGTAAAATAAATAACGCATATGGATCATCGCACACATAAGCCAAACGTAACGTACTAGCTTTGCGATACATGTTAGATAAATCAGTAGGATCTGGAGCAAAACCTACTATAAATCCCCGAAGGGTTTCTGTTGCCGCTGCTTGAGCTACAACTGGATAACGCATATCCGTTTGAGGATAAGCTGCATCTGTTCCAGTTGATTTTACAAAGTCACCAATAAAAGATGCAACACCATTAGTTGCAAGATATAAACATGGTGTAACTTTCGCATTAACTGGATAACCCATTAATGATCCAATCCACTCAGCGCCAACAATACGAGAAACATTAGCCATAGAAAGACCTCAATTTCAAAATTGTTAGTAAAAAGATTCCGAGACGTTAAAAAACGCCTGATTAAGATTAAAAAGTTTTGTTTTGAAATTTAAAAATAAGAATGTTTAAAGCCTTTTTGTGGCCAACAAATGAGGATATATATGATATGAGTATGCGGAATTCCTGATTGAGGAAATTAATATTGAATATAAAGAGATAATTTTTCAGTTTATCTCTTTATATATAGGAGATATGAATAATAAAAAAAATATTAATGTTGATATAACAAAAAATATTAACTATGTCAACCTTTACTTTCTTTCATCACCTTCAAATAAATTTACTTTACCATAATATGCATTATCATCTGCCGGTTTATCTTTTTTGAGGTTAACCGTATCTTTAAGCTTTTCCATTCTTCTATATGCCTTACGCTTCTTATCTTCCTCAAAAATATCCTTATCTATTTCCATTAAATACGCCTTAATGCCAGATCGACTTGTAATACGGATTACGGGTTCACCATTTTCATATTTTATACGCCAACCAGCAGTTTCATATCTTTGTATTTTTCCTGGATAATCATCATTAACAAACCTTGCTTTACAACCTGGCGTTGTTTCAGCATTAAATTTACTAACGCCCTGTTCATATAATGGTATACGAGCTCCACGCATTTTAGAAATTATTTTTTCTTTTGTTTTTCTTTCCCTAGGGAAAACTTTAGTATCTGGAACAGTCAAACTTGTTTCTTCACTTTGAACATCATCGGATATTTCATTGCCAGTTAGCGCTTTTGCTAACTCATCTAATTTACTTGTCATATTTTATTGCCCCACTTTTAACTAATGCATCAACATAATCTTGCTCATTCATTTTAGAAACATTACACATTTTTTTCACAGCCACCCTTTGTTCATGAGAAAGATCATTTATCGTTATTTTATGCATATTATTTTGTACTGATTGATAATTCCTAGCTGACTCAACACTATTAGGCCGCTGTTGTTGCTGAAATCCTTTATAATCAGGGAATCTTGTTTTGGTAGATGCTTCAGCAAACCTAAATGCATCTATATGCTTACAATTTGGATATTTAACTCGATATTCCAGCTCTCTTTCAGCTGCATAATTTCTAACAACTTCTGTAGCTAAATCATTAGTATCGGTTTTCTTTATCCATGGATTTTTATTTACCCAACTCATAAGTTCTGGATCAGATGATATAATATCCTGCGCGTTTTTAGCTGTTGTAACTTCTTTTTGCGAAACAACAGGAATATCATTTTTTTGTTTAGATAATATCTTTGCTTGTTCTTCTAACATCTTAAACGTTTCAACATCCCCTGATCTAACCGCCTCCGTTTTCTTTAATTCAATTTGTTCTAATGCAGTATTTAATTCATTTTGTTCTTTGGTAATTAGAAATTTACCTAATTCTTCTACTGCCACCTTAAGATCTTTATTTTGTTTATCTAAATTACTATAACCTTTTCTTAAATGATAAAATTCAAGAAATTCATCAGCATCTCTATATTTTTTATTACCCGTATATTGATCTTTTGGTTTCCATCCTAAAACCATAGCTTCAAGTTCAGATTCAGAATATTGATTTGTTGGTTGATTTTCTTGTGTTATATTACTTTGCTGAGGATCTTTAGTTATACTATATAATTCAGCTAAAATATCATCTTCGGTTTTTTTAGGCGTTTCATCAACTACTTTTTCTGCATCAGGTACTGGTTTAATTATTTCTTCATGTTCTAGCATATAATAGCATCCTCCAAAACTACAGCAACCACATCTGTATCATTAATTATTCTATAATCAATACCATTTATTTTTTTAACCTGACCACCATGTTTAGCAAAAATAACTCTATCTCCCTCTTTCACACCAACACTTTCTGAACCACCAATTTCGCCAAACGCAATTGTTCCTATATTTAAAACATACCCTACTTCGGTTAATCGAACATCCTTAGTTTGTTTTATATTAATAATTATACCATTAGTTGTTTTTTCTTCTGGTATTTCACTTTCTTCTATTTTTAAAATTAAATGATAACCAATTGCCTTTAAGGGACAGTTATCAATTAATTCAGCTATATCTTTATTCATTTTTATCATTCTCCTCGTGCTTAATTAGAAACTTCATAATACTTTTATACGTTGCTACAATCCCCTGTGTTTTATGAAAATTTTTTGCTAATATATCCAGACTATCATCACTATATATCAACATATCAATCAAACATTGTGACAAAGCAGCAGCCCCATCCCTTAATTGTCGCTTTAATTCCTGCGTTTTAGGATGCTCATACCAATCATCATTATTCATCTTCACGCACCTCATCTTATTAACGAGTTTGCTGGCCCCCTTGTTGCTGTGACATAGCAGCTAATTCGTCAGGTGTTTGCGGAACACTACCACCAGCAGAAGTAGTCCCACCCCCAGCAGTCATACCTTCCTGTGAAGGCAATTCAGTATTTTGCTGATTAGCACCAACAAGTACAACATTAATTCTTTTCTCTAAATCTTTTATTGAATCAAATATTTCTCTTACTTCAGGCCGCATTACTTCATTCATTTCTATATTTTCTGATTGGTCATGTCTTACTTTCTTTGCCTCCTTAGATGCCTCAGATATTTGCACTGAAGTTATACCTTTTAATTCAAGTTCAGCCATATTAGTAATAGCTCCTAATTTAGCAGTAGCAGCTTGTGCCCCTATTTGTTCAGCAGATAATTTTATACGCATATGTTCTAATGATTTGCCTATAGCTTCTAATTCTCTTTCCATTAAAATTGCTGCTGTTTTCATTTTAATTAAATCAGTTTCAGCAGTAATTTTTAATTCTTCTGGAGATGGTGGTCGTGGTTGAGGTTGTGGTAATATTTTATCTTGATTAGGTACTTCTGTAGCCTGAAACCATCTATTTAATATTTCCCAATTATTAACCTCAGGCTTACCATATTGTGACATTAACATTTGTGCCTTAGCTAAACGTTGCGCATCAGATGCCATTTTAGGATCAGCCACGGGTAATATATCTAAATCTGGTACTTGATAATCATTTTCCTGAATTAATCCAGCTGATATATAGCCAAGTAATTTAACCCTATCCATATATCGTCTATTAATATTATATAAAGCTGTAAATTCTTTAGATAATGCTAAATATAATCTTTTTTGAATTGCCGTATAAATCTTTAATCCTTGTTCAATCAAAGCTAATACAGTGGTGGCAGGTGAATTCTGCGCATTCTCTTGTCCCTGCATGATATCTGATACAGATGCCATTTCCTTTGTTGCTTGAATCAACATTCCTAACAATTGAAATAATACATGCGATGGTTCACGCGCTGGTATAGGAAATATATTTGCCCTTAAGTCAGTACCAATAGTTGCATCAATCATTTGATATTCACCAATCCTAAATCTCATTGGTCCTTTTTTAATATTTAATGCACTTGCTATAAATCCACCACCAGTATTATTTAATGTACCAGCATCAATTAAATTATTTATAATAGTATTGGCGGTATGATTCATATGATAAAGCAATGAACCAAATCCCATACTATGAAATGATCCATCTGGAGAGGGAATAAAATGATAATCTATAAAATGCATATCTGGTTTAATAGATAATATCCGATCACTAATTTTTTTAACATTTTCCATTACGAATCTAGCAACCATTCTAACTACCTTCCGAGTAGGAATATGCAGCATTACTATATATGGTTCTTGATAACCATCGCCATCTAAATCATAAAACATATGCTGTTCTATAAAAGGATGTACACCATCTTCTATCCCATATTCTTCAGTATCGTGAGTTTCTGGCATTTCAGAATCATATCCTAGTTCTTCACCATCTTCTGATACTTTTTTATACTGAAAATCAGAAAACAATTCCATAGTAATCCTTTCATATATATCATTCTCATTTAAGAATACGATATGTGTTATCCGACGCGCATCATTCAATGATTTTATGGAATTATTTACAATAATATATTCTGGACTACAAGCATCTATAATTGGTATTTGATTTACCGAATCATAATATATCTTTTTATAAGCTGTTCCCATCATAGCCAACACCATTAAAAGTCTGTCCATCTCTTGTTCCCAATTAGGAACTTCTTTTAATAATTGATATGACATATGTTTAGCCAATCTTTTAGCTACTGCTTCTTTTAATCCCGTGGAATCTTCTCCTAATACATCAACATTAACAACTTTATCACCCTTAACTACTTCTGGATATGTTCTAGAATTATATTGTACAATTGCTGATACTATTAATGGATAACGAATATTTGCTGCACCTTCCCATGGCCAATTTTTATGTTCATCTGATTGTTTAGCGATTTTTAATGCTTGTTTTATAGTGTCCCACCACGACTGACGTGAATCCTTATCTGATAAATAATCTTTATATACCTTATCTCCTATTTCAAGTAATGATTTATCATCTAATTTATTTGCAATATTAATATCATTAGCCAGATCTTCTATTGATCCATGATATAATCTTTTTTCATTATAATCATTCATAATTCTTTCCTCTTAATACCCGGTTACCGGATTTTTATTAGTTACTTGAGAGTTAAGATACTCTTCTTCAATTCCAGACGGTTCTCTTGTCGCCCTATTAATACCACTCATAACAGCATATCTTGTAGCATCCATTAAGTGATCATTTTCTTTAACAATCTTACCATCTTGATTACGTCTATATACTCTAAATTCATTTCTCCATGCCATACAAGTTGTAAATATTTTTAATCTACCAGCATTAAGTTTATCTAGTACTTTAAAAATACCAGCTTCTACAGAATTATCAGCCATATCCACATCCAATCCCTTCATTCTATATTCTTGTATAAGCATAGTGCCATCATGTTGTGATCTACCACATGATGCTGGATCAATAACACCTTTAATCCAACTTCCTCTAGCTGAAATAGCATCAGCATGAACTGCTGCTTCAGCCTTACCCCTATAATATTCATTATATAAATATAACACGTCACTATTTCTATCAATAGCAATCCAAACACAAGCCGTTCTATTCCAACCAACATCCATACCAAAAAACTTAGGCCAATAACCCGGTATATCGAATGGATGAATTAATATATCTTCTTCTGCTATTGGATAAACTGCACCACTGCCAAGCGTTGGGATACCTTGACTTCTTGCATCTCTTTCATGTGGGGGTAAATTAGCCCATAATTGATTTTTAGCATCTTCAGTTAAATGCGGAACATCATTCCAAGTTATTTGTATAATAAATTTAGCGCCATCTTGTTCTTCTGGTATTTTGCCATTAGGCATAAAACTCAATACAACACTTGATAATCCAGCAAGAGGAGTGAATGTACACATAACCATTCCTTCTACCGTCATAGTACGAGTTAAGCATTCAGCATATATAGCACTACTTGGTTCTTCATCAAGCCAAATAACATCCTTTTCTGTTCCCATAAAACTTTCTGGTCCCTGATCATATGATTTAAGTCCAAATACACTACTCATACCTGACAAATGCTTTACATATATTGTTTCCACAGCATCCGACACACCTTGTTTAGATACAAATCTTTCTAACTTATCTGCCGGTATAAGTCCAGTTCCTTCCTCACCACGTTTACCAAGCATTAATAATTGTATAATATCTCTAGTAGTTTGATTTGTTTGACCAGCAGCCCAGCAATTAACGGGTCTATCATACCGTCTTCCCTTCCACCATCGTGGATATAACCCAGTTAGGTGATATGTCATTTCCACACCAGCAGCCACCGTCTTACCTACTCTATTAGCTGCAATCATAGCGCGTTCTCTATATTTACTACCAGCCGCAAAAAACAATAAATGTTTAGGGTATAGACTTCTTTTATAAACACCATCAGTAGGAAAAAATAGCGTTAATTTATTTGTTTTTAATTTGTCAAGTTTCTCATCTAGTGTATTTAGTAAATCTATTTTATGATATCTATTTTCCATATTATTGTGTAGTTTCAATATTTTTTGGGGTAACATCTATTATATGTTTTTTAGTAAAATCTCTTATTTTAATTTCATGCATTAATTGTTTAATTTTACTATCCAACTCCTCATCAGATAAACTCTCATACTTTTCAGAATTACCATTAGTTAACTCAACACTATTACCATAAGTCTTTTTGAATTTACGCTCTAACATAAACCTAATCATATTAGGTGCGGCTTTTACTTCATTTTTACCCTCAATAATATCCATAGCTTGTTCTTCCCAAAACTTTTCTGCACATGCCAATCCAAATTCATATGCACCAGCAAATTCAGGATATCGCTTAAGCCATTGATGAAAACAGGTATTAGTTATTCTAAATTCAACACATACTGCAGCTATACTTTTTCCTTCTCTCATTAGTCTCTCTATATGAGTACAATGATAATCAGCCACATATTTATTTGCAGAATTAAAATTAATTAATTCATTGACCTGTCTTTTTGAAGGCAATTCTTTTTCTTTTAACTTAACACTTCTTTGTATCTTTTTTTTACCCATAATATTTTATACTAATATACATGATTATATTTGACATTTTATTCAATAAAAGATTAAATATAATCATTATATTTTTCAAATAAAGGAAAAAATATGAATCGTCCACCAAGAGATACTAGTAAAAAACATCCAACAGCTTCTAGAGAAGAAAAGAAGCGCGCAATGATTAAAACTCAAAGACAAAAAGCCATCAAAGGAAAAAAATAAATTATTTCTTTTTCTTTTTTACTTTAGTTGGTAACCCTTTGGTTTTAGTAGAGGCAAATTTCTTAGCTTCTTCCTTAGTCATAGATTTAGCCGCTTTAGCAATTCTAGGACTCGCTGCTTTGCCGGTTTTTTTAGCCTGATAAACCATAGCCATAAATTTTTGTTGTTTTTTACTTTTTGCTGGCATTTTTTTTCTCAACTTTTTTTAATTTTTTATAATAATCTTTATCTTCATCCAAATGATTCTTAGCAATAATAGAAGCCAATCGTTTATTAGCTGTATGCTCGTGTTCTATTTTAATTCCTTGCTTTAATGCTCTAGCGGGATACTTAGATTGATTAGGTTTATATACTTTAGCTGTTATAGTAATAGTTTTCTTTTTCATTTTCTCTTTCCCAACTTACGTAATTCTTTTTTAACTATTGCTTTTCTTTTCTTAGCAAATTCAAAACCCCATTTAGCTTCATGAGCACTGTCTTTAGCCATTTCCTTAAGGCCTCTATGCTTTTCTTCTTTTTCTTTTTTCTTAGCATATCTTCCTTCTTTCTTAGCCAAAGTGGCATAACGTTTTTCCCTACTAATAACGCCCTTAATATCTCTTATTTTTTTAGACGATGATTTCTTCATAAATTCCATTCTGTTGCCATTAAAGATAATTATTTTCTTTTAGACATCTTTTTTAGAGTGATAGCAAGACGAGCTCTTTGTCCAGTCTTCCCGCCTTTCTTAGCTGCTGCAGCTAGTTTCTTGGCAGGAATTGGTTTGCCTTTTTTAGCTCCCAATGATTTACGTAGTGCACCAGGATGTTTAATTGCTTTTTGGATCCATTTTTTTGCCATATATCACCTTTTATTTCTTTTTTTTAATTTTTTTCTAATTTATTATTCATATAATTTGCTATAGCCGATTGTGCTTTACTATAAATTATCGCTGCTATTTCACGATCTTTTCCACTATATAAAAAATATTTTTCTTTAAAAGTAACCATAACCACATCCCATTCTGCATCATTACACGGTAAAATTTGCAATCCTATTATTTCTGATACACGTAAATAATAAAGGCCACCTTCTTCAGGCCATTGTGTTTCTATAGTGACAAATTCACTCATATTTTTTTTAGATTTTTCTTTCATATTATTCTATTGGTATAATTAATTTATAATCCCAATTTACATATCTTAGGAAACATTTTCCTTCCTCTTTTATTAACCATCTTTTTCATTAGATTCCATCTAGCGAATATTTCTTGTTGTTGTCTAATAGGCAATAATAATTTTTCATCTACTGCGTAGAATACGCCTAATTTCCCTTTAGACAGTACTTCCAGCATAACTATATAATCAGTACCACACACTCTTTCCCCAGCCTCCCATTTACTAACCGTTCTATAGATTCTACCGAGTAAATTAGCCAAATCCATTCTAGTAATACCAAACATCCTTCTAAACTTAATTATTTTATATCTTCTATTTAATGCAGTTATTCTTTTTACTTTATCAAGTATTTTTACTGAACTTCTAAATTTATAAGTCTTAGGATTTGATTTTATATTGGAAACTTCATCTTGTTTTTCATATTGATTAGAGTATTCATCTACAGAGATATCTCTTTCGGAGGAATATCTATTGGGATTAGAGAAATCATTATTATAAATATTATAATTATCTGGCATATATTTATCTTAATATTTATTAATGTTCATAATATATACTTATATATATTGATTATCAATTGCTTATAAAACTATTGTTTCACATGGAACAGATTATGCTACGCATGAAACAAAGAATGCTAGCGCATGAAACAGAAGTTAGCTAGGGAACTAGCAGCCCAGCCCTATACCTTATCTCATCCCTATCTCTTTCTCATTCTTCCATACATCCCTTATTCTCTTAGGCCTCCCTCCGCTCGGCCTCCTTTCTATCATAGTAAAATTCTCCTCATTCTAAGCTTTTTTATTGGTTTATCGACACGCTTAATCAATTCTTTTTTATCCAGCAAAAGCTTACCATCTTTAAGTGCCAATATTTCAATCAGCGGTAGATCATGACCAGCAATTTTAAGAAAGACACCGTTTTCTATACTTAAAACCGGATAATCACTGTGTTTTTTTCCTTTAAGCATTCCTAGTATCCAATGGTTAACGTCGCGGCTTTTTAGCGGAACTACTATCAAATTAAGTAAAGCAGATAGTGTGTTGGCTAACAATCCCCCGCTAATTTGCCATTGTTTAAGATTGGATAAATCTACGGATATGCAACCAACATCATCGCGCTTATCACATACTATAAATGCTCTTGCTGGTTGTCTCTTTTCTTTTGGTAATATCTGAACAGGCATATCACAGTATTCCTCGCATCCTTTGCATCCCGTCGTTGTGGCAGAACAAGTTTTTTGCAATATCCCGTTTGCAATTAAGATTTCAACTGCACCAACAAACCAGTTACTTACGTCATCAACACCAAAATTTGTTTGGCAGTCGCCGCAAGTACCAAGTCGCGCTAAAATATATTTTAATACGTCGTTTTCTGGCATTTTAAAAGCTAGGTTATGTGTTATTAGGTTCCTTTGGTTCAACATTGGAGTCTGTCAGCATCTTACGAATAATAAGATCGCGCCCATCATTTTTTAATGAACACGAATTGGGATAACTTAAGTTGAACGAACGAGCTTTTATTTTCTTTCCTTGAGGATTTTGTGTAAATGTTACTCTGATGCCAACTTGCGTAACTGCAATTTGCCCAACAGAAATACCCTTCGTCACTTTATCGAGCAAATTAAAAATTGCGTCATTATCCTGCGAAGCACTTACTTCCAACGTATAAGTTATCTCTTGCTTGAACTCTAAAAGAATTTGATCATTATTTGTACACTATATCTCATATTTGGCTACTATAGAGGAATGTATAACGTATATATATATATATAAATATTACTTTGGGGGGTATATGGTATAGAACTAAGTAATTCTTGACTACTGAGCATTATTTATACATTTATGCTATATAATCTATCTCTAGATCGGAGTAAATCTCATGCTAAATGCTTGATTTTACTACGTTTTAAAGGAAAATATTACCCTCTACATCATATATTTATACTTTACATAGGGGGGGGTATTGTTAAGAGGTTGATAGTAAGGAGATATCGAGCATTACGCGAAAGCTTAGTAGAGAGACGATCTTATGCCCCAAGTTAGATATTTATAGTGGTCCTCCCAAAGCTAAAGCATCATGTAGGCTTTAGTATCATATTTTTATGAGAAAGTCAATAGATAGAAGCAAAGAATTGCAAAGTTGAAAGCCAACATTGCTAATCTTGCTAATGATAATAATTAAGCGAATCGACTAGCTGAAGAAGAACCGCCAAAGAGTGAAAAACTGGGTGAGTAAGAGCAGTTACGATATGCACGACCGTCTCTCTATATATATAAGCGACCACTAATAAAGAGATATAGAGTAATAAATGTACAGATATATGCATAATGAATTACTCAAAAATAATTAAAAAGATTAATATTATTATTGACAATTATTATTATTTATTATATTATCCGATCATATTAGTTTTCTGATCTGCACCAATACTAATACTAACGCAGGCGGAAGGAAGGCATGATAGCCCCTCTAGGCAGCGTCTCATCAACGCATCAGCAACTAATATAATAAAAATCTTTATGAACACAAGCCGCGGGGCTGAGAAGCCAATCTTAGCCCCTCCACCGCACAAATACAATTAATTTTATCATGAGAGGATTAAAATTATGACCACTTACACTTTTAGCGCAGATACCTGGAAAGCCTTTTGCGGAACACCAGCAAAAAAAATTAATATCAAAAAAATCAACGTCTTATATCTTTGCACTAATGATGCATGCGGCATCTGTTTCTCTTGTAAAGCAGACGATGTAAAAGGTTTAATTGATAAAGAAATTTGAGGCCAAAATTATGAAAACCTATGATGATGAAGAAGTAAGAAATTTGATTAATAAAGAGATATATTGCTGTCAATCATCTTTAGTTGAAAAACTTTTTAAAAAAGAAATTTTTACTGCTGAAGAGATAAGCAATTATTTCCACTACACTTGCCCGTATTGCTCAAGTGATGCTAAAGAACGCAATGGACGATATTTTTGCGCGGATAAAGAATGCGCCGGCTATGATAATAAAGTTGAAGAGACAGAAAGAGAAGTTTTTGAGTGATACGCATGTTCAAATTATATAGCAGATATTTTAGATAGGCTCGGCTATTGCTGCATAAAAAACGATTACGGAAACTGGTTTGGAAGAGAAATTACAGGACAAATGCTTTGTATGGATGGAGTATGGCAAAATATTTTAAGAAAAAGAGATGAGGAGTATTCAGCACTAGTCAAAACACTAAATAATAAATAGGTGATATATGGAAACATTAGAAAAAATATTACTAGAATTGGAAGCTATACAAATGCGGTTAGCAATAATGATCGCATTTAAACTTAGTGATGATCAAAAAACAATAACTTTTTTTCAACACAACAATGAAACTAATTTGAAATTTATGAAAAAAGCAAGTCATCTATTAGAAACAGTAATTACTAACTTATACAAAGAAATCGACAAATCCTATAAAAACAAAAGCCCAGAATTAAAACCATTTAACCCCGGGCTTCCTAACCAATAACATACACAAAAATTTAATACGAGAAATCAATCATGCAATATAAAATCTTACCCAAGTTTACTAATTTAAGCAACTTTTATCTTATTCTTAATTTTTTATTGGCATTATTATGTTTCATCATGATTTATATATGTAATGATAATGCCGATAGTTTTTATTCAATAATTGTCGCTGTAAACTTTCTTTGCATATTAAAAATTTTATTAACTAAATTATTTAAAAAGGAACAACAAAATGATTCAATTCACACTAAAAAAATTATCTGATAAACAATTTAATGAATTAACTTTTGAAGACTTTCTGGAGTCTTTAGGAGATACTTATCAACAAAAAATCGATACGCAGATGGTACCACATCTCGATGATTATAAATTTTGGCAACAGCCACGAATAACTCGTACAAAAAGCGATCCCTCACTGCCAACCCAAGCATCATCAAACAACGAAAATTTAAATATAACGAGATAAAAAAATAATGACGGATAATAATACAAAAAATATAGCTGATCTTCTTAGAGCAAGTTTAGATATTTCCAATGAAACAAGCAGTAAAATAGCGGATTTTGTTTTTAATCTCTATCTTGAAATTGGGGGAAAAAAAAGCAGCGCTGAAATTTTATTAGAAATAGCCAAAAAATTTAGAAACAATGAATTAGCATTGGCAATATATTTACTAGGTTATGTAACCGGCTATGACCAACATGACGAAATTAAAGCGGCTTTCAATTCGCGGCTTGATGCGCTGCATTAAATCAATAGAAAATAATATATGAACCATCAAACAATCCCAGCATTATATATGTCAAACAATCCCAATATGAGTAACAAAGAGCATATATGCAAAATGTACAATGATGACGCCAAGGATTTAATTGAAGAATATATTAAACATCATGAGGATTATGAAGACTTTATTATTCTGCCAGAATCATGCCAATCTACTTTCAATTACCACACCTATGATTATATAACAAAATTAATCATAAGATGTCCTACGTGCAAAGAAACTCACATAAAAGAAATTTATTTTGCAATACTAGAAACGTCAATTGACGATTATATCGAAGAATATCAAGAATAAAACAGAGCAAAAATTAAAATGAGAACAGACAATGAGAATAGAAAAAGTAAATTGGCTAAGATTACAAAAATTATTTGAAGAAGGACAAATTATAATGTGTCCAATTTGCGGGAAATTTGATATTAACCCGCTGCAACACAAAGAATCTAGCAATTGCGATCCGCTCTTTCAACATTATAGATCTATAAATCAAGATGAAAATTATAAATAATATAGAATATGAAGAAGAATAAACTTAAGCGGAGACAAAGCCTATGTTTATACCGATGGGGATACTTATCATTATAATAATATTATTATTATTTTAATTTATTAAATTCACGAAGGAGATTAATTATATGATTGAAACTCAACAAAAATTTATGACTGTCAAAGAACTAGCTAAAACATATCCATCTTTTTCTGAAAGTTCTTTGCGTTATATGATTTACAATGCAAAGCAAAATGGTTTCTCAATTTGCATACGTAAATTAGGCAAAAAATTAGTAATAAATCTAAGAGAATTTGAAAAATGGATTGATTCTCATAAAGTTTAGAAGATAAAGAATAAAATTAAAATGAAAATAAAAATTAAAAAATCTTGCTGGTGGCATAAATATAAAAAATTATATATAGTAATGGAAAAAATAATTAGTCATCCCGGATGTTGTGAATTCATACGTTATTTATCTTTATATCCCAAAGAATACTCGATATCCCAAAATGATGGCAAAATATGTATAAAATGTAAAAAAATAAAAAATAATAATGTAGATATTTCAGTTTATACATATAAAATAGGAATGTGGGAATCATATAATGTATACACAGTAAAAGATTATAGCCTGGTATTTAATGAATTAAACAAAGATTCGGCCTCATAAGAGGTAAATTATATGGGATATCATCAACAAAAATATAAAAACATTCTTCCAGAAAGATTATTAATAGAACTTGATTGCATAAACGAAAATAATTCATTAAATGGCGCTAATATTGATACACTTAATTTAGATAATAACAACATGGGCGCATTTGGCATAAATGAGTGGAAAGCTTTCGGTGAGGCGATTAAAGGCGCAAATATTGGAGGACTTAGTTTATATGATAACAACTTATACTCACTTAATGAAGATACTCTGACAGCCTTCCTTACGGCAATTACAAGCGCTAATGTCCACATAATTATAGGGGTTAATATACAAAAATACGTGCAAACAAGAAGAAAAATCATTTACGAAAAGCTATTACTCATTATTTATAGATTGTATAAGGTACTAAATAACGTTTTTAAAAACATCATTGAGTACCTAAAGAAGTAAATAAGCGCTCAGCCTCTGAGTATAGGTGGACATTGATTCCATTTTTCATATCAGAAGCCAGAACATATAACCTCGTCGCCATCGTTAGCATTTCTTCATCATCGTAATATCTAGCTTCATTAATTTTAATTAAAGCTCGTGCGTTATATTGTTCAGATAGCGATAATGATTTGGGATCGGAGCTTTGATTTTTTCCGTTATAATAATTATGATAGCAGTTAAAGCAAAGCGTAAGTTCTTTCTCTCTTACCATAACGCGCTTTGCTCGAGTATGGCCACATTTTGAGCAATTATGGACTAAGCATTTTTCCTCATGATGATTTTTATGGATGCCTTGTTCTATATAGCCACAATGCTCGCATTCATCTCTGTAAAATGATGACGTTCTTTTACAATTTGGACACTTTATTGCCATTTTCTATTGTTATCATAGTTAAACTCCAGCACTTTCACGCAGTTGCTCTCTTTTAGTAGCCAATCGAGCGTAGTAGATCGGCAAGTTTCGCCGGAACTCTTAGATGCCACCTTACCCATCAACCAATCGCTCTCAGACACCAATAGGAAGAACTTCTCCCACGATTCTATAGTAGGTAGCTCTTTTCTCCATCGTGCAGCCATGAGCTTTTTACGCATTGCTGTGACTATCTTGCAAAAAGGAGCTATGCTGTAATCATGAGCTACAATTTTGTTGTACAGAGCAACTATCTCATCGTATGGAATAACTTCTTTTTTCTTTTCTTTCTTTTCGCTTTTTACAATTTCATCATTTTCGTCGTCAGTGCCAACTGACAAAGAATATGTCTTTTTTAAGTCTTTAAAATCTTTATTTGTAATATTATGTATTTGTAGGTCTTGCTTTGCCCAACTTGATGCAACCTCAATTTGATCATTACAAGAGTTGAGATAATCAAGTGCTTTGTCCCATTCTTCACTTGATAAACAAACATCAGAGACATACCAAACCCTATCTTCGATCTGTCCAGCTTTATTTCTAATTTCTTTTATATACAAAAATCCAGCAGAACGTAACTCCTTGAATATTCGATTTACGACAAGCTCGCCAGCATACTTATTTCTGTAGAATTTTTTGTAAATTATCCAATTATCCGGCCTGCTTGATAAATCTAAAAGAATTCCAGCCGCTTCGTAAGAAATAATTCCACTTTGTGCGGCTTGAGCAGTTGTATTAGCAATTTGCACATATCCAAATTGCTTAACATGTTTGATAATTGGCATATAATTTTCCTCGATTAATTTTTAGACAAAAAAAAGCTTCTATGACGCTGTGCCGTCGTTATTCCCCCGTATCCAAAGGGGCGACACAGCCTCATAGAAGCTCTAGTAGATACTTTTATATTAGGCTAACGACAGCCTGATGTGATGTACGGTTATCTTCCCATTTATCTCATTTTGTTTCAATATCTAAATTTTGAATATTTTCACAAGATCCTTTGTATGTTAGGGTGGTATTACCACGATAAGCCCACAGGGGACATAGTGTAGAGGGGCAATTAGCGGTTTTTCCCTCCCACCTCATACATTCAGTGCAATAAAGTTTGATCGCCCGTATTCTGTTCATTTTGACCCACTGCAAGCGCCCATCCTTACATCTTACTTTCTGGCGTACCCATCCACGAGGCAACTTTATCCTATCATCATTTTCTATCTGTTCATTCATATATGCTTAATTTTATTTTGTTAAGAAGGAGTCGCTTTCGGAGGATGATAATACGAGGGAACGTACTATATTTGAAGGGTGTGAGTGAGTGCGACTCCTTCGTTTATATTTTAACAATTTAAAATATACTTTTATACCCATTTCTAAATATTCTTTACTTAAATCTAAAACCAACCTGTTAGCCAAAGTTTGAGTTGATAAAACATGAATTTCTATTTGTCTCTCTCCGCTCTCATAACATGCCACCTCAATTACACAATAGTTTATAGATGGTATGGATTTTTTTTCATAACCAACTGTTTCAATTATATCCAAATCAATTTTGTACATTTTTTATTCCTAAAAAATAATTTTATACACTGATTGACAAAATAATATAATAAATGTATATAAATGTCAATAATTAAAATAAATCATAAAAAAAATATGGCAAGAAAATCACCGAACAAAGACTTAAAAGAAATTTGCACTAAAGAACTATCAAATTTTATGAAAAAATATGGAGTGACATCTAAGCAAGCTGCAAGTCTGCTTGGCGTGCGCATGGCTGCTATCAGTACGCAAAAAAGAGGTTACTATAGATGGATGCCACCAGAAAAAATTCTATATCTAAAAAAACAATATCTGCAATTAATTAAAAGTCATATCACTTCCCTAGAAAATGATATCAAACTTATGGAAAATTTTGTTAATAAAGCCAAAGATATTGTTGACAATTAAAATAAACCGCAGTATCCTGACTCCACAATAATAAAAAATGTTAGCAAGACTGGGGCGCCTCTTAAGAACACAAAAATAATAGCCCCAGTTGCGCTAAAAATATGCAAACAAATTAACCGGGGATAATGGGGATAATAATGACAGATAACAAAAATGAATTGATAGATGAGAAGTATATTAATACAGATGAAACACACATTCCAGATAGGATATATATTGATGCCATGGTAAATGCTCAAGAAAAAAATCCGATAATTATTAGGCCAGAGATGTCGCCAATCGATGTGAAAAATCAGGTAAATTTAATCCAAGAAGTAATGCGATCAGTGATGATTAAAGATGAGCATTACGGAATTATACCTGGGTGCGGATCAAAACCAACTTTATTAAAAGCTGGTGCAGAAAAGCTGATGCTTACTTTCCGACTTTCTCCAATGTTCGAAATTGAACAAACAATTTTAGAAAATGGACATAAGGAATATAAAGTAATAACCACGCTAAGACATATTCAAAGTGAAAAAGTTATCGGACAAGGAGTGGGCTCATGTTCAACATTAGAATCTAAATACAGATATCGGATGACAGCGACAACAAAGAAACCCACAAAAGAAGAAGCAGAAGAACTCAAGAGACAAGGACTTGGCAAGTGGAGAAAAACGGGAGACTTTTGGGCATGGTACGAAAAAACAGAAAATCAAAATCACGCCGATAATTATAATACAGTACTTAAAATTGCGAAAAAAAGAAGTTTAGTAGACGCAGTTTTAACCGCCACTGCGGCCTCAGATATTTTTACGCAAGACATCGAAGAATTTCCGGAACAAGAAATAAATACTACTACTGGAGAAATTATTAATAAAAATAATACGACTGAAATACAAATAGAAATAGATGATAAAATTGAATATGTAAAAGAAGCAATGAGTCAATCAGATGATGAATTATTTACAAATAGATGTAAAGAAATAAAGGAATGGTTGATACAAAAAACACAAAATGATCCAAGTAATTCGAATAAATATAATCAAGCAATGAAATATTTAATTGATATGTACAATGGCTTTTATAGGAAAGATTAAATGGAAACAATTAAATTTAAAGCATTTATTAAAGATAATAAAACAATGGCAAGTGTATGGAGAATGGATTTCGATAATCAATTTATTATTCTAATGGATAAAAATAAACAACCGATAAAAAATGAAAAAATGGAAAATTTCGATTTTAAATTTAATGAAGTTGAGATTATGCAATTTATAGGATTATATGATTGCAACAATAAAGAAATATATGAAAATGATATTATAGAAATTCATCATTACAATGGAAAAAGAAATTTATTTGAAATAAAATTTATTCAAGGACAATTCTATGCTCACCCCATTGATAATAAATATATTAATAATGAGTATAAAATTAATAGATATTTACCGGAAAGAATTAAAATAGTTGGGAATGCATTGTTACCCAATAATTTTAAAATATAAGTAACTTTATTAATAATAATTTGGAGAAAAAAATGCAAGAAAACAAAGAACAATCAGATGTATTTGAAGTTGGCAAACAATACTTTGTTAGAACTGTTACATATCATGCTATCGGTGTATGTGTAGAAGTGAGAGAAACGAGATTCAATGAATTTGTTTTGCTTGATAAAGCGATGTGGGTTGCCGATTCAGGAGTACTAACGCAGGCACTAAAAGAAGGAATACATAAACAACCTTCCGCAGAATTAGAAGTATTTCCAGGAATTTTGAATATCAATATAAGTGCGATTAGCGATTTTGTTGAATATCTTCCAGAAATAGAATTAAAACAAAAATGAACAAACTAATTATTAATTACTGCGGAAAGAAAATTATTGATGGATCTAGGAGTGGGGCTTGGTCTGGGTCTTGGTCTAAGTCTTGGTCTGGGTCTAAGCCTTGGCCTTGGCCTTGGTCTTGGTCTTGGTCTAGGCCTGAGTGCTGGTCTAGGCCTTGGTCTAGAGCTGATTCTATATCTAGATCCAATTAAAAAGATTACTTATGAATAAATTAATTATTAATTATTGTGAAAGGAAAGTTGTTGATGGGTCTAAGACTAGGTGTGGGACTGGGTCTTGCTCTTGGCATTGGTCTTGGTCTATGTCTAAGTTTGGGCCTAGGTCTATATCTAGGTCTAGTTCTAGGTCTAAGTCTAGCTCTGGGTCTTGGTCTGAGTCTAAGTCTAAACCTTATTAAAGAAATTAAAATAAAAAATGAACAAACTAATTATTAATTATTGCGGAATGAGAATTACTAATGGATCTAGGTCTGGGTCTAAGCCTTGCCCTTGGTCTTGGTCTAGATCTTGGTCTAGGTCTAAGTCTGGATCTAGGTCTGGGTCTTGGACTTGGGTTTGGTCTGGGTCTTGGTCTAGGGCTAGATTTGGGTCTCGGGCTTGGTCTTGGCCTACTGCTAGAATTAATTTCAGAGAATTAAAATAAAAAATGAACAAACTAATTATTAATTATTGTGGAAGAAAGGCTATTGATAGACTTGATTGTTGGTCTTGGTCTGGGTCTTGGTCTGGTTCTAGGTCTGGGTCTGGGGAGTGGTCTGCATTTTGGTATAGGTGTTGGTCTTGTTCTAAGTCTATGTTTAAATTTTATTAGAGATTAAAAAAAAATGGATAAAATAATTATTAATTATTGTGGAAGGAACATTATTGGTGAATCTAAATCTGGATCTAGATCTAAGTCTAAGTTTTGGTGTGTATCTGGATCTTCATATAAATTTAGGTCTGGGTATAGATCTGAGTCTGCGACTAAATCTAGATATTGGCCTGGGCCTGATTCTTGTTCTAGGCCTAAGTCTTGGTCTAGGTCTAAGTCTTATTAGAGATTAAAATAAAAAAATGAATAAACTAATTATTAATTATTGTGGAAGGCAAATTATCAATGGATCTAGGTCTAAATCTAGTTCTAGGCTTTGGTCTTTGTCTTGGTCTGGGCCTTGGTCTTGGTCGTGGACTATGTCTTGGTCTAGGTCTAGGCGTTGGTCTAGACCTGGGTCTTGGTGTTGGTCTGGGTCTTGGCCTTGGTATTGGTCTTTTTCTAGACCTGGGTGTTGGTCTAGGCCTTGGCCTTGGTCTTGGACTAGATCTAGATCTAAACCTTATTAGAGATTAATTATGAATAAGTTAATTATTAATTATTGTGGAAGAAAATCTGTTGGTAACTCTAAGTCCTTGTCTGCGACTATGTCTAGGTCTAGGTTTAGGACTGTATCTAGGTCTAGGTGTAGGTCTAGGTCTATGTATGGGTCTAGATCTTGGTCTAGGTCTAAGTCTTATTAAAGAGATGGATAAAATAATTATATTATAAAAAAATTTAAAATAAAGGTGAAAAAAATATGTCAATGATAAACGAAGTAAAACTACACGGTACAATAACTAAAATCGATCCACTAAAAGATGATACGAGATTTATAACATTTTATTTAACTCAACTAAGTGAATACAAAGGTAAAGAAGTAGTACATGTATTTAAGATAAACAAATTCATTCCAGAAACTGGATTTAAATTTGTGGTTGGAGATATAGTAATTATTTATGGCGCATTAAGTGGCAAACCTTTTGAAAAAGACGGGAAAACATACAATCCTATGTCAATATGGGCATCTAATATTTTTAAAGTATTTCCTAAAGAAAAAGAAAATACAAAAGATAATAATTATTCCGTTCAATCAGATATTCCATTTTAATAAAAATGAATGCCAAAAAAAATAATTGTAAAAATTGCAAATATTGGTTAAGAGGCGAAAGGGATTTTGTGGGAATTAAAAAAAAATTATATCAATGCAAATTTCTTACAGATAATGATTTTATAATAACGGATTATTATAAGGCTTATATCTATACTCAACCAAATTTTTTCTGTAATCAATGGAAAAATATTAAAGATGAAGAGGAGACAAAATAAATGAAAATTGAACTTAGAATTATTCATATTAATGAAAAAAATAAAGAGCATGTAATATTTAAAAATGATATTACTAATCAAATCGATGAAATATCTAGAAATATATTCAATCATTTTTTACCACTTAAGGATTTCATTGAATCAACCCCAGCTTCTTATTTAATAAAAAATGAAAACAAATAATATACTTATAGCATTCGGAATAATAATCTATTTTCTTTTTATAATTTTTAAATTAATGGATATAATTACCATTGGTTGGATAATAGTATTAACTATTCCACTAATATTATTGTTTTGTTCAGCCATTGTATTTGCCCTCTCTATGTTAATTGTTTTCATTTATTTTATAATAATTGATTATTTGGGAAAAAAAAATAAAATGAGAAATCTATGACAGCATTTAATACTAGTTTTACTTTTATATGTGATAATTGTAGTGATCATATAACAATAAATGATCTTGGCCTATATACCGATAATCTTAAAAATGCATCTAAAAAAATAAAAGAAATGGGATGGCAAACTAAATTTGAATTTCAAAGATTTAGGCATTACTGTCCTAAATGCATACAACCAATAACTAAAGAAAATAGATAATAATAAAATGAATAACGATAAAAAATTATAAATATAAATGAGGTTATACTATGCATAAAAATCAATTTTGGTATGAAAAACAAGATGAAGCCACGAAAAAGAAAGTAGCGGAAATTTTCGATCAGAAACAAATTCTTCGTGATGCTATTAATAAAAGAAAAGCTGAAAAAGCACATCAACAAGCAGAAGAGGGAGATCCTTTTGGAAAAACTTCAATGGCTCGTAAACTATTTTAATTTGTACAAAATTAGACTAATTTTTACAGGAGAATGAATTTAATAAGTTTCATGATATAATGCAAATTTTAATAATAAAATCAAAGGTGATAAGATGAAAAAACTTGTATTTGCAGTTCTAAGTTTAATATCAACATCGGCACTTGCTCATGATGGATTCTATACTGGAATTCAGGCAGGTATAATGCTCAATGGCTTAGATGCCTCAAACAATTATGTATCTACATTTCAGGTATTAAAAGAAAATAATAATCAATTAGCAGGTAGATTATTTGTTGGATATGATTTTAATAAATATTTCGCAGTAGAAGCAGGTTATCTTATGACCACAAACTTAATGGTTCGTGATATAGGATATCAAAGCAAAGAAATAGCCAATTTTAAAATTAAAGAACAAGTAGCTGATTTAGTTGGTAAGGGATCGTTTTATATGGGCGATAAATTTTATATTTATGGCAAAGCTGGCTTAGCTTATATTAACGTAAAAGACAAGGCTAATTCTTTGTCATATGAAGTAAGTAAACAAGATAACAAAAGCTTTAATATAGTATATGGTGTTGGACTTGGTTATGATATTTCAGAAAATATAAGCGCTGACATATCTTGGACTAGATATAATGGTCAAAAGAATTCAGCATCTGATTTGATTGATGGCAACTTTAAACCACAGTTTGATTTCTGTGCATTAAGTATAACTTATAAAATATAATGAATATAACGCAGATTCAACCCTCGAATATATTACTCTCATGGTATAAACAGAAATGATTCTGCGTTATTTTTTTTTAAAATAATATGATTAAAAATAAAAAATTCATAGATATCACAGCATTCTTTGGGAAGTTCCCATATAGGCCGGATTGTTCCAGAAGTGAAGACATAGAAACTGATAGTGAAAAGGATAAAACGACGAATATTTGTTTTCCAAATAAATCAAGTGAGAGTTCGAACGAACACAGTAACGGCGATGAACATAAAATTAAGTTAGATAATAAAGTTAGCTATCATGCCTAACTTTAATCTCAAGAACTTTGTCATATAGCATCTTTTTTATTTCTTCAATAGCTTCCTTGATAGGCTGAACAACTAATGCTATATATTCTTTTAGTTCATTTCTATCTATCTTGTCTTCTTTTATTGCTTTTATTTCCTGATCCATACATTTATTAAGTTCTTCGTAATCTTCTCTAATTTTTTTTAGATAATTAATTACCCACCCAACACCTATTATGAATGCTCCAATTCCTGCCAAGATTTCTATCAATTCTTTCATTTATTATTTATACACTTACTTTCATAAATTTGATTATTATTATCTATCTGCCTTAAGGTATCACTACTTATATTATCTAATTCCCATGTAGTAATAGTTATAGGACCAGCCCACAAACAATAACTATCAATCACGCGTATATTTTCGCAACCTGTCCCTAATAACAGCAATAGGATCATTACGGCGTTTTTCTTCATCTTTTTTAATCTCTATAGTATCTTTTACACTATTATCCATGGATTTCTGTCTTTCTTTTTCTTTGCCCTTTTTTAAGGTAAAAAAATATACAGATAAACCTGCGATCGTTCCAATCACAGCGCCTAAAATAAGATTAATTATATAGTCCATCATTCTTTCTTTCCTATTTTAAAGTTCTCAAATACGCTTATACCAAGCAATGCTCCACCAGTAACGAACAAATATTCAATCACACTTAAAGCTGCTATATCGTCTATTACGTCATGCATTAAACTATATGAAAACATAACAATAGACATTATCAATCCTACAGTTATCAATGCTATTCCACATAATCTTTTAGAACTTGGCTTACCAGCATCATCTAACAAATATTGTTCAATCATTTAGCCGTCACCTAATAAAAAGTTTATATCACTAACAATAGTATAAATACTCTCAACAAACCTAAGTAATACCTCATCGGAAAATTCCAACATATCGGTAGTAGATAGTGACTTAGTTTTGTATTCATTTATTTTTTTATCAAATGTAAGCTCGGTTCCACTACCATATTTAATTATTTTACGGCATTTATCATGAATATCATCTAATGCACGGATAATGTCTGCCAAATGAAGATAGCCATGCATGGCAGCTTGTCCTTCTTGTGTCTCAAGATTAAATGATATATTACCACTTATAAACGGTTCATTTTCCACATGATTATTTTTATTCACTTGTTTTTCCATTTTGTATGCCATGTTTTAAATTATTATATGTTCTCAATATTTGATCAAAATCTATTTTTTTAGGTTGATAGAGTAATAAATGCCATCCTAGCTCATTCATTGCATTGAATTTCTCCATATCTTTAATATATCCTGTTGGACGATTATGTCGACCAATGGTCCATACTGCCCCCTGAATTTCAACGCCAAGTTTAATAAATGGATCTGCGTAATCGATTCTCCATTTTCTTGTAGGATGGAACTTATATTCAGGAATAAATTCAAATAAACCCAAATTCTTACAAGTCATTATAAAAAAATCAGACTCTATTTTTTTAGGCATAATTATTTATCATTCATTTCAAAATGATTTCCATCTGCATTAGGAAAATCACCACCCCATCGATTATCAGGATGAAGAGTTTTCCATACATCACCTATCCATTTATATTGACATGAATCAGTTAAATATTCTCCTTCTTTGGCAAACAAATTAAGATCAATAGCCAATCTTTTACAATGTAAACTATTGACTATGCCTTTACCTTCTTTAGCATATATTTCAGCTTGTTCAGGAGAACGCCATGCTTCTCCTAGTGTACAAGAATATCCTTTATTAAATATATACGATATTAACTTAGAAACATTAAGTGCAAATATTTTTTGTTTATCAGATAGTTTCACAATTTATATAATATTTTTTTATTTATTTAATTGAATTTAAATAAATCAACAATTGCGCTTGTACTAATGGTACAAATACATTCGATGTTTTTACAATTTCTTTTAAAATTTGCAAATCAGCATCATCAACATCAACTTCTTTATCATTATAGATTTTAGTAGCTAAATTAAATTTTTTTATAACATCTCCAATTTTAATTTCAGGACTCATAATCGACATTCCTAAGATTTTATAAAAATGTACTTCTTGCCCATTTTCTTTAATATTTTGTCCGTTTAAATCTTTAATAGGAAAATCAAAATTTAATTTCATTTTTCACCTTTATAATTATATTAATAATCTTTAAATTATAGTGATCTTACATAATTATATCAATTAACTAATATATTTTATAATTAAGCATCAGGATATAAAGCAATTCTACATATTATTCCATTCATCTCAACTCTTACTGAGCCATTAGAAAGAGTACCCCCCATCGATCCCCGATCAGATCCAATAAAATTAATGAATCCTTCGCTTTCATCAGCTTGTGTTAAAGCTAAAGTTTCTACCCCCAATGCATTATTGGATTGAGCAATAGAAGCACGCTTTGTTGAAGTAAATCTTTCTATATCAAAATAATACTCATCACTATTCCAAGCACTTGTACTAATATAAACTATAGAACCTTGTAAATTTAATGGCTTGAATAACGAATTTGTCCTATCATATGCAGCTAAATATCCAGAGTTAGAAGCATATTGCATTTCCAATCCCGAACCAGTAGTTGGGAGGTCATTACTTTCAGCTCTAAAACCTTGTGAACTAACACCACCGGCAAATGTTGCATATTTACTCGAAGCTAATGCTAATGCAGTTCCAACGGCTCCATTTAAACTAACTTGGAATAGCATTTTAGAATCACGCGTAGAAGCAGTACTTGTCCAGCTTACTTCAGTAAGTACATTTACTCCTCCGGCAGCATAAGAAACCGCATTGGACGCTGTCTGATAGAAAGTTAATGATTGTCCAGTGCCAGTCGTGCCATCGCAAGTATTGCTCAACCGTAATGATTCATATACTGAACCAGAAACTCCAGTTGAAATTGTAGTTAATAAACCATTGTAAAATTCATAAGTCCTAGAAGTTGCAAGAGAAGAATTATAACCAAATAACATTCTCGATGTTGCTGAGGCATCAGCTACTTTGGCATCAATATATAAAATTGAATTACCAGTGCTTACTGATTGGAAATAAAGATTCCCAGTACTTCCTACTTGGCTTAAATATATCGCTTGTGCTCCAGCCCCAGTCGCACATATGGATAGATATGGGGCAGTAGTGGCGGTAATCAGAACAGCATCATTTGTAAATTGAACTGCGCCAGTAGTAGTATAAAAAGCATGTTGTTTATGTAAAGCTGTCGTATTGTAGCCATAACGAATTAATGAATCGTACGAAGCAGAAGCTGGTTTAGCATCTAAATCTAATATTACTGCGCCTACATAACTTGTATGGTAAATATATCCACTTGCGTCCCCAGTTGCTCCCCATACAAGCCCACTATGTGTATCGCCCGCTGTATCAAATGCTTTAAAATATGGTGCGGCAGTTCCTAATATAACTCCTGCACCACTAAACATTAGTGCCGCGTTCCCTACAATAGTTTTATTTCCATTAAGATCTGTATAAAGTATTTCTCCACCGGCACCTGTAGTTGGGACTTGAATTCTATCTGTAGCTGTATGCGGAGTTACGACAGTATAATAAGCAGGAATTATTACGCTATCCCACAAATTCTCACTACCAACAGCAGCATCAACATAAGCAGTAGTAGCTAATTTAGTAGAATTATCTAGTGCAGATTGAGTTGTAGCTGTAGTCCCATTTGGAAGTGCAGTGCTTGTACTAAATAATCCAGTAGATGATGTTTGTACTATGCCATTAGCTGTATTTAGAGTACTAGCCCCAAGCGTACCTAGAATAGTAAGCTTAGCTCCACTGATAGGAGTTGCAGTACCAATACAAACTTGATCTAATCCAGCATCTAATACCAATAAATTAACATCTGTATCACCTTCAAATCGAGCATCTAAATCTATTCCTGTTTCATTCCATACAAACCCTAAAACATCTCCCAATCTTAAAAGCTCAACTGGAATCCCACCGCTACCACCATACCAAACAAATTTTGGATTATGCGCACTATCTTGAGTGTTTTGAAACCATATAGCAGTATCTGAAAATCCTATAGCACCTTTAGTTGTTGTATCATTCCATAATACAAATTTATCACCCAAAGAATTTAAATCAACATTCGATGGAGCGCCCCATCCACTATTATTTAATTTAAATATTATTGCCGGAGTATCAAGACTAGTTGTCGTGCCTAAAGTCAATAATATA